TTAAGAACCGAGATCAACCACCGTTTTGGGTATTTAGACTAGAGACCCACTTTAGTTTAACGACATTACGGTCAAAAGGAAGCGAGTCTAAAGACGATAATGGGCATTCTCGAGCATAAAAGCGTCGAAGGAATCATCAGTATCATAGTCTTCATAGAGATCAATCTGCTCGACCACACGAAGTGGCTCAGCAAACAAAAGTTGATCAATAGACATTCGCTCCCTAATCTTAGAGGAGGCAATACCGAGATTATGCTTATTAAAAGCATTAAACTCTCTCAGTAGCCTCGAACTCGGTAATCTATACTGTAAATCAGCCTCATAACCAGCTTTTAAATTCAAAGCTGTAAGAGGATGTTGGGTAATTGAATTTGGTTTATGTTCCTTTTGGTCTTCACGTAGAGGACCGTAAGGGGCAAATTCTAAACGATAAAACCCATGATGAACAGTATGTTGATTGATTTCTTCCTTGCCATTGTCATTGACAAGTGCACTAAAGTACTCTTTAGGGAAGTCTCCATTCTCCATCTTTTCAAGCTGTTTGGACAATAAAAATGTCGCAAAACGTTGCTGAAAAGTATTAGCCGTAATGTAAGGAACTTGCTCAGTCTCAATACGAGCAGGTTCCAACATAGAAACAAGAGGATCAAAAATCTTCTTTGTAACAATACGGTTAGAGGAATAAACCTCAGGGAAAATTGGGAAACCAAGACCACCAAGATGTACTGGAACAAATAGGTTATACTTGCCGGAATCAGTCATACGACTAATAGCGGCTTTATTATAATGTAAAAACCTATCATGTGCACGCGGACGATCCATAGCTCCACCCACAACAATACGGTATACCTCAGAGAGAGGTAAATTGCGGTGAACATCACGCATAGTTGACTTAGATTGAGCTGTCAACAAACCGATATTTAAGTAGGTGATCTCTTCAAATGTATGTCCAGAGCCCATAGGCTCACCGGGCTTTACACCATTGAATTTGAAATAGTACATAACAGAATTAACTGTAAGTATATTTCGATGGATGTAATTCTTACCCATGGATAACAAAAAGGAGACACGGGCAACGTTCTGCTTCCAAATTGCATAGAACTTATTATTGGAACGAAATAAGATGTCATCTCCATTCACCCTAACGGGTAAACTGTGGACTTTTATACTTAACTTCGTATACTCCTCTAAGGAGATCCAATATACAATCAAGTTGATAATGCAAAGGAAAGGGAACGATAATGGTGAACCCATAAGTTGGCCGTTCTTTTGGTCAATAA